CGTTTTGTTGCTCGTCAATGGGGGCTAGCGTTGCCATAGTAAATCAGCTGATTCAATTTTTTAACAACTTTTTAATCTCTTTTAGTTCCTTAAGGATTTTAGCCAGGATAACAGCAGCGGCCATTACTGCAACCCTCTAACATCTTGGGCACGCTCATTTAGAATTAGTAAGATCTCTTCGTCGTCGCTAACTTCGTATTCATCCAATTCAATGTAATATGTTGCTTGAGCAGAACTGTCACCAAGTTGCCATCCAATTGATAGGGATTGAGTTACCATCGCATCGCCTTTAATCACATATTGATTTTGATAGTTAATCATGCTGTTTTCACTAAAGTTTGCTCTGTCTAATGGTACGCCAACGATCGCAACGTTGCGGTTATCAACTGCCAAATCTCTGGTGTAACCCAATGCTGCTGCTACCTGTGCATCAGTCATACGCAATAACTCTCTCCTGGAGTAAGAATAAACTCCATATCCACTATTGAATATACGATTGCTATTAGTTACATTTGGATATACAGCAGCAAAAGTCATTTTGTAAGCATATCCTCTTCGCTCATCGACCAGGATATTTTGAATTGCACCAACATTCGCTCCACCTTCTACGTGAATCTTTTCTGCTGTATCCTCTCTACATATACCCGACAAGTATACTCTACGTCCAGTACGTTTCATTTCTTAGCCATCCTGTGTGCTTCACGAACTGCACGTGCAAATCCGCCTTTTTTCCATCCGCCTGTTTTCTTCATGTATTTGCCTTTGACTTGCGCAAATGCCCTGGAGTAAGCAGACTTAATTTTCCTTTGACCTTGCTTGGAAGCCTTACCGACTTTCTTAACTCCTGCACGTACAACTGGTTTGCATGCACGTTCTGCTAAAGTTTTAGCAACAGCAGGTGCTATTCCTTCTGCGATCAATGCTTTTTCCATTACACCGCATAACGCTCTAGCAGTTAGATCATCGACAGCCAAAGGTATCACCTTACTGTTGTGATAATGCCAATGCCATAGCAGCAGATTGTGTTAGAGTCATTACTTCGCATTCTAAGACTATGTTAAAGGTCAAGTTTGAGGTTGCTGCCCAATTGCCGCCGCCAAATGCACCTAGATAGACTTCTTCAACTGCTACCAAGAAACCATCACTGTAGTGTTGAGGTAGATGGGAGTCGTTGTAGACGTTGCTAGGAACTGCTGATGCACCGTCTTGATTGTGGCACCATAGCATACCTTTTGCGATGGTTGTCCTGTCGTCCAGGCTAACCAGTCCAGTATTAGATTGAGTAGTTAATTGCCATACAGCCTCGCCGGATGTACCTGCATCCATCTTAGGTGCGCCGTTTGGAATTGCACCGGTAGGGCCTTGGCACCATTCGCCTTCAATCGCTCTAATCTTGAGAATTGACTTTCCTAGTGCGTTAACATAAGATGATAGATCTACTGCTGTTTGTACGAATGCTTCGCTGTCGTCTGGGGTTACTGTTGCTCTAATAAAAAAGGACTCATTTTTAGCCATACCCTTTGATGATAGGAGGTAGTTTATAGTATTGCGCCTACACTCGTCGCTATACGCCTATGCTCTGCGCTAGGAATTTTCTACTGAAATCGCAACACCTAGCGGCAATATTGTATCTATTTTAGTATTCATAACGAATCAATATAAGTAGTAGAGCCGTCTAGGACTGTTATGTGTACACAATGTAACACCTGTTTGAGCATACAACGATGTTTAGAATACAAAAGACCAGGGCATTTCAAGAAATCTTGTGATGGTATCTATTGGATCACCTTAGAATGTGCTAGTTGTAGGGGGCGATAATATGAATTATTGCTGCGATTGGTGTGGAGAAAGTTTTGATAGTCATATTGATGGCGTAATTAAAATGGTAGAAAATGCACCCATTGAACATTATCTTGAAGATGAGCATTATAATTTTTGTAGTTACAAATGTTTGAGGAAGTGGTTGGCCTTATGAGTCGCCCTCGTTCCACTGATCCAAGCGTCGCATTGTCGATTGCTGTGCCCCAGTCTTTGAAGACACGGCTTGACCAGGAGTTATCATACACACAATCCCGTTCTAAGTGGGTATGTCATGCGATTAAAGAGAAACTTAACCAGGAGTTTGACTATACATCAATACCAACTAACCAATTGTTAGGTATGTTACACGCTCGTAATGTTGTCGATTATGAATTATTTACACTACTAAAGACGCGAGTTGAGGAAATTGAAGCAGGACAATAAGATAGAGTAATCTTTCACACCAAACGATCCGTTCGTTTTGTTGCTCGTCAATGGGGGCTAGCGTTGCCATAGTAAATCAGCTGATTCAATTTTTTAACAACTTTTTAATCTCTTTTAGTTCCTTAAGGATTTTAGCCAGGATAACAGCAGCGGCCA